ACACAAGCGTCGCTGCACAATCAAGCGAACTTGCTGCCGCATCCGCAACCACAATGGTTATTGCGTCAAACACAATTACCAAAACAACCTTGGCGGGACAAGTCACGCTCTCAATTCAGGACGTCGATTTCACCGATCCAGCATCGTTGCAAATAATTCTCAATGACTTACTCGGCGAATATCTCATTGCCAGCGATAACGTCGCAGCAGACGCAATTACCGCAGGCGCATCGGCATCTGGCTCGACATGGACATTTGCCACCGCCGATCCTTCAACGTTAATCGCAGCATTGTATGACGCAGCAACCGACATATTGACCGCAACAAACTTCTTGCCAGACCATGTTTTCGTCAGCCCGAACGTATGGAAGCTTCTCGGCAACCAGTTAGACGCAGACAAGCGACCTGTATTCCCGTACACCGGCGCAGCAGGACTTATGGGCGTAAACGGAATGGGCGTTGCAAACATTACGGAAAGAAGCACATTCAACCCGTTTGGTTTGACTCTTATTGCAGACAACAACTTTGCAGCAAACACAATGGTCGTTGCACGCGCAAGCGCTATTGAGTTCTACGAACAAGTACGCGGCCTAATGAGCGTTGAGTTGCCTTCTACTTTGGGACGCAATTTCTCTTACGCAGGCTACGTATCTACGTTTATCGCAGACGCAGACCAAGTCAAGTCCATCATCGTCAGCCCATAATCGGAAGGTAGGCCCTAGTAATGGCCACCTATACGGTCACCAACAAGTACCTCATAGATGACTTCGCCGTACTGCAACTCCTGACCCCCAGCGAAATTGCAGTCGGCCAGTCAATTACGGTCGCAGGCGTTGACGCCACATTTAACGGCAGCAATCTTGTCGTTCGCGCGTTGCCACAGTATTTGTTTATTGGCGTTGATACAGAAGGCGACCTGCTTTACGACTATCAGATGCCGATTGCAGATCAGGTGCTTTACGCCAAGGTCGCTAACAATGTGGAGCGCACCGCCGCGTCTGGCACCGTCTCGTATGACCCTGTTTGCACATGGGTAACTGCCGCGCAAGTCATGTCTTACCTTGGCATCACAATTGCAAACCCGTCAGACGACTACACGTTGCTCACGCAATCTGTGTCAGCTGGTAATCAGTTTGCATATCGCAGAAGGCAGGAGTCAGGCTATATCGACTCCCTAACGACCTCACCAGGTGGCGACGCAACATTGGGCACTTTAATGTATTGCGCCGCTCTGTGGCGCTCTAGAGGCTCAATAGAGGCAACCTACGCCACTTTTGACGGCATGGGTTCAGCACCACAGCAAAGCCTGACACCGATCGTCAAGCAGCTGCTTGGCATCCCACGTCCAGCGGTTGCCTAATGTCGTACACCGACCTGTTCAACGAAGCGATTGATGACGTCACAGCAACGCTTACCGCGGTGACTGGGCTCCGTGTAATAAATGATGCAACCAAACTTGTTGCAAACTCGGTCTATTTGGACGCGCCAAACTTCACGACTATTGCAGGCAACGGCAACGTGGTGCGCCTTGAGTTCCCTGTCAAAGTGATCGGCTCTGGCCCAGCAGGTCTGCCGGTACTGCGTCAGATTCTTAGCATTGTTGCAACCGTGCTTGGCTCTAAGATCATTGTGATGGGTGGCCGTCCGTCAAGCCTTGAAATCGGTGGCGCGTTGTATCCGTGCTACGACCTTGATTGCGCTATACAAGCCCAGACTTCGTAATCCACAACTAAGCAACACAAATCATCTACTATCAGAACATAACCTAAGGAGCATTTATGGCCAGTAGCACTTACCTCTCGAACCCAGTCCTAACGATTAACGCCGTTGATCTGACCGACATGTGCAGCGCAGCAACATTGACCTATTTGGTTGAAGCGCTTGAAGACACCGCGTTCGGCACTAACTCACGCAGTTACACCGCTGGCCTTGTCAACAACGAAGTGACCTTGACGATGTACGCGTCCTTTGCAGCAACCGAAACTTACGCAACGTTGTTCCCATTGGTCGGCACTAAGACCAACATCACCTTGACCCCAGCGTCAGGTGCAGAGTCAGCAACTAACCCAAAGTTTATTTTGACTGGTTGCTACCTTGAATCATTGCCAGTTATTAACGCATCCCTTGGCGAGTTGTCAACCTATGACCTCACGTTTATGGGTGGCGCGTTGACGATTGACACCACCGCATAAATAACGGCTCCAAGCCGACATAGGAGAAACATGAAGATCAAGTTGCAGTTAAAGCGCACGCCCGACAGCGCACCCGAGTATTACTACACAAACCTGTTTGTGGTCACCGAGTGGGAGAGACTTGAGCGCCGCAACATTCAGCAACTATCAACGCAACCGCTTTACAGCGATTACTGCTGTTGGATGCACACCATATTGAAACTTAAAGGCGAGCAAATTGGCGACAGTTGGCGCGAATGGATTAGCAAAAACCCAGAGCTGGAGATCATTCCGGTATTGGATGAGACTGACCCAAACCCTACGGACGCGGCACCTACCGTCGCCAACTAGCAGAGATTTTGGTCGCGGTCGGTTGGTGGCCTAGCGACATTGTGTTTGACGCTCGAGATATAGCAACGGTCATTAAAGTGCTTAACGAGGCAAACAAAAAACGGAGATAACGTGGCGGAAGTATCGGCAAAAATTGAGGTCGTAGGGCTTAAGGACGCCTTGAAGACCCTCAACAAGATTGACAAAAACCTGCGCCGAGAAATTACAACAAGTTACAAACAGATCGTTAAGCCTGTTATTGACGATGCAAACAAATTTGTGCCTACTGGCGTTCCGCTGTCTGGTATGGCGCGCAACTGGCAAACCCGATCAGGGTTTCAAATCTTGCCGTGGATACCTGGCATGAAACAAAAAATCGCTGCCAAGATTAATACTCGAGCGATCAAGGAATACAGCGGAAACAAAACCAATGTCGGAACCTTTGGCATCCAATGGAAGGGCGCGACTGGCACCATGTTTGACACGTCTATGGCTGGCTCATTAGGGCGAGCGCTAACTGCACGCTATGGCAGTCATTCGCGAGTAATGTGGAAAGCGTACGAGCAACGCCAAAGTGATGTCATGTCCGAGATGGAACAACTGGTTAAGCGCGTCATGGAAGAAGCGAACAGAGAGACCGCGTAATGGCAATTAATATCCCGATCATTTCAGAGTTTGACGGCAAAGGGATTAAGAAGGCTATTGCCCAATTTAAGCAACTGGAAACGACATCCGAGAAAGCCCAGTTTGCAATTAAGAAGGCTGCGGTGCCGGCAGCTGCGGCGCTTGGCGGTTTGGCTTTGGCGCTTGGTGACGCAACCAAAGCGGCGATGGAAGATCAGCAAGAGCAGGCGGCGTTAGCGCTTACTTTGCAAAATGTGACTGGCGCTGGCGCTGCACAGACCGCGCAGATTGAAGATCAGATCAGCGCAATGTCTCGAGCGTCTGGCATCGCTGACACGGAATATCGCAAGTCATTAGAGGCTTTAGTGCGCGGTACAAAAGACGTTGACTTGGCTATGAAGGACATGAACCTTGTCATGGACATCAGCACGGCGTTGCAGATGGATTCCAGCACCGTTGCAGACGCGCTTGCCAAGGCATACCAAGGCAACTTTAAGGCGCTTCGATCATTGACTCCAGAAATGGCAACAATGATTAAAGAGGGCGCCAGCCTTAACGAAGTCATGGACGTGCTTGGCGGAACCTTTGGCGGTGCTACCGCTGCAAGCGCGGAAACCGCAGCAGGCAAAATGAAGATTCTGTCAAACAGCATTGGCGAAACCAAAGAGTCAATCGGCGCAGCGCTGTTGCCAGTAGTCGAGGCCGTGTTACCGATCTTAAATAAGTTTGCAATGTGGGCACAAGATAATCCACAAGCGTTCCTAGCAATCGCTGGAGCTATCGCTGCCGTAGCCGCCGCAATCGTAGTCACCAACATCGCTATGGCGCTAAACCCGTTTGCTCTGATCGCTGCCGGCATCGCATTACTGGTCGTTGGCTTGGTTGCCGCATACAACAAATTTGAGTGGTTTCGTGACGGCATCAACGCAATTGTCAACACCGTGATCGGGTTCTTTGCTGGCATGGTCAACGCTGCAATCGGCGCGGTCAACGCAATCATTAGCGCCTACAACTCAATTCCGTTGTTGCCAGATATTCCAAAAGCACCAACAATGCCAGTACCACAATTAGGAGCAACAGGGCCAGCGACACAGGTTCCGCGCAAGATTCCGCGCATGGCCGAAGGTGGCATTGTCTCAAGTCCTACCTTGGCGCTAATCGGTGAGGCAGGCCCAGAAGCAGTCGTGCCGTTAGACCGCATAAACAACGGTGGCGGAATAACTATCAACGTCACAGGCGGACTTGCCACAAGCGCCGAAATCGGCGAATCAGTCGTTAACGCTTTGCGCGCCTATTCGCGTAGCGCTGGGCCGTTGCAGTTACAGGTGGCGTAATGCCAGGAGTATCGGTCGTTGATTCTGGCAACTATGACTTACAAATCGCCACAGGTTTTCAGGTTGACGCGTTCGTCCTAGACGACACGCTTAAGGGCGTACTAAATAACACCGAGTATGTGCTTGACGGTACGACCGAGTTTGCCGATGTGATGGACTCGACTATTAGCGTTAACGTGCGGCGCGGTCGCCGTGACGTGGGCGATCAGTTCAGCGCTGGCACAATGACATTTACCATTCAAGACGTGGACGGCATCTTTAACCCGTTTGACCAAAACAGTCCGTACTACGACACACCACAAGCCAAGCCTGGGCTTGCCCCATTGCGCGAAGTACGACTAATCCGTTACAGCTCAACCAATGTGCCCGAATCATTGTTTAGCGGTTATGTCGTCAACTATGACTACAACTTTGCACTCGGCGGTTTAGACACCGTGACCGTGTATTGCGCTGACCAGTTTTACTTGCTCGCGCAAACATTTCTAGACGAATTAAACGTCACCCCAGAGACATCAGGAGAACGCATAGAAACAGTCCTAGACCTACCAGAAGTTGACTTCCCAGCAGGCGCTCGAAGCATCGCCACAGGCACCGTCAACCTAGGCCACGACAGCAACTACACCGTGCCGGCAGGAACAAACGTCTTGCAATACCTAACTCAAATAAATGAGACTGCCGAGTTTGGACGCCTATTTATGTCACGCGCTGGCGTGCTGACATTTCAAGAGCGCATCGGTAACACGTTAAGCGCGCCTGTAGCCGATTTTCATGATGACGGAACCAACTTTAAATATGACGGAGTAGGAATTTCTTTTGAGGCTGACTCGGTTATTAACCGCGCGGTCGTAACAGGGTTAGATGGCAAGACCGCTACCGCCACCGATGCAGGGTCTATCGCCACATATTTTATTCAGACAACAAGCATCACAAACAGCCTGCTACATGAGCAAACAAGCATTGATGACGCTGCCGACTATCTGCTTAATCCAGAGCCCGAACCGCGCTACACATCTGTAGCAACCAAATACCTGATGCTCACCACAGCCCAAAAAGACACCCTGGCAACCGTGGACATTGGCGACACAATCAGCGTAGAAAAGACGTTCCCTAGCGGTACAGGAACAACCCAGTTGGCTCAAGAGCTGTCAGTCGAAGGCATTGAGCATCGGCTGGATTTCAACACAGGCCACAGCGTCCTGTACAGCACCGCTCCGACCACGATCGTTTATGAGTTGATACTTGACGATCTTGTGTATGGCACACTTGACGAACTTAATGTTTTAGGATAGGGGCACTATGGCTACACCATTTCCATTTGTTGCAGGGTCGGTGCTTGAGGCATCCGAACTTAACGCAATTACCGAACTACCAATCAACGCCAAAACTGCTAACCACACGCTGGTCGCTGCCGACGCTGGCGCTCGAGTCCAGATGACCGCAGCAG